CGCACTAACTGGCGACTTGGGCGGCCGTGAACTTATTAATCGTGCGAGTTTCTTGCTTAATGCTCTTGAATCAAGTTCAGGAGCAGGCGGCACCAATGCTGCACTAGTTATTGAAGGTATTATCAACCCTAGCAATATGCCAGCATTGACCAACATTGTTTTTAATAGTTTAAGTAGCGTAGCAAACCCAACTGGCCAACCAAGTTTCAGTCAAGTTGCTCCGGGATCAAGTATGGTGTTTGCCAATAGTAATACTACAATTTTATCAGTACCGGTTGCGATACCAGCCGGTTCCACTTTAATACCTTTAATTGGAAATCCAATCACAGCAGGAGCACAAGTAGGTGATGATGTATTTTTTACCAACAATACTGGTAGTTTGTATGGATTAACAAAAATTGCCAGTTTCAATAATAGCACAGCAGTATTCACAGGTGCTTCTGTAGCAGGAAGCGGTGTAACATTTACAGCGTCCATTAGTGGTGGTGTAATGACTGTTACAGTTGCTCCAGGTTCTGGATCAATTGTACCAGGTATGATTTTAACAGGTACAGGTATTAACGCCGGTAGCTATATTGTTTCTAACATATCAGGTACAGGAACAAGCGTTAACTCAACTTGGCAAGTTAGCAGTGCGCAAACAATCCAATCAGTTGCTGCAACTGGTACGTTGTACACGTTGACTGTAAGCGCGGTGGCCAGCGGGTTTATTTCTTCTGGCATGATATTAAGTGGTGGCAATGTGGGAGCAAATCAATATATCAGTATTCAGTTATCTTCAACCGCAACAGGTGCAGCATTGGGTAACACGGGTACATATGCTGTTAACGTAGCAACAGCTTTTGTTAACCAAAGTACAACTGGTACACTTACCGGAATTGTAACAACCTTAGCAACATATGCAGCTACTCAAATTGGTACAGTTCAATTAACCAGGGGAACATACGCATTACCTGGTGAAACTGTATTCTCGTACATTAACTCACCAGCTAACAAAGACTCGTTGGATCTAACATCATTCAAAGAATTGACTAATACACCAATCGGCGGCCGAGGTTGTTATCCAAATGGTTGTGATATATTGTTTGTTAATGCTTATATTACACAGGGATCGCCGATTAATCAGAACTTGGTTCTACGTTGGGGCGAAGCGCAAGCGTAAGAAGTTGCATGCACAAAAAAGCCGCATAATGCGGCTTTTTTATATCAAATCAACAAGATCAAATACGGTTTGTAATTTAGTACGAATAGTTTTACTTGAAAAACTATTACGTAATCCTTGATGTAGTGGTTTAGGAGCACGGTCCACTGTTGCCCAAGACCACCCTTGATGTTCATTACTTAATACAGGAATAAATTCATCTTTGATCACACACAAGTATGTGTGAAAATTAAACACCTTGTCGTTGGATACAAATGTTTCTAAAGGAATAGTTTTTAATATAGAAGGAATAGTTCCTATTTCTTCAGAAATTTCTCTTTGTAGTCCTTGCCAGGGTGTTTCGCCTGTAATGTTAGTACCGCCTACTAACCCCCAAGTGCCTTCGTGCTTGCCCGATGCTTTTTGTAACAACAAAAATCTTCGAGTGGACTTGGCATAAAATAATGCACCACTACAAACAATAGCTTCTTTTACAATACGATTTTCCATAGATCTGGGGTATACTCGCCTTCAAAGCTCTTTAACCAGGAAACACCGTTCCACTTGTACTGAACTCCTGTATATATATTCGTTTGCCAGATCATTGTGTGCGGATACTGAACAGCCTCAAATATAACATTCCACTCGGCACCACCCCATTCTATAATATCATTGGCTTTAGCTATTAAAAATCCCCACGCTTCGGTTTCAGTTGGTGCAACAACTGGAGCTCCTGTAATAGGATCAGCTGGCGCACCAGCAAAACCCACATCTTCGATAATGAGATATCTTGTACCTATATCAGGAACACCAGATTTTCTAGGATTAAAAGTTAATGGATTGATGATAGCATCAATAGTTCCAGGACTGTTGGGCCTGTTACTTACTGCTAAATTATATCCTGGTTGAGTTTCTAAAAAACCGTTGCTGTCTAACCCAGTGTTTGATACCAGCGTATCAGGATTCCATTCTACAGTCAGCATGCTTTCATCGAGACTATTGACAGCAAATGTTCCTACAACATAAGTGCCGTCGGGCTGAGTAAGATAAATTGCACTTGCACCTGCTACATATTTTCCAGTAGTAGAAGATAATAGAGGCAACCAGCTGAGCCGTGTTCCTTGTCTTTTTGGTACAGCATCAAGTGTTGGTTCTCTTGGAACAATACTTTCTGAAGGATTTAATAATATCACATCATTTGCATAAACTTCTATATTGTTATTTGATATTGTTCCAGCTAGTGTGGTAATCTTTCCGTCAAATACTGTAGTTGGTCCTATTGGATCAAATGCTATGCCATCGATGTAATTGTCATTGCTTTGTTTAGGATTATTCCAAACACTAGCCACAATTTTTGTAGTAATACCCAAACGTTTGACTTTGACCGGCGGACTAATCCATACTGGAGTGTCTAAAGTTATACTAGCAACTTCAATTGGGGTATCATTACCCACTGGTACACTTCGACTGGACCAGCTAATGTCGTTTAAATTTAATACACTTAAACTGGTCCAGTCTATATAATTGTCAGTGGTTTGTATTTCTAAACTGGGATTAAACAACACCAATATTTGTTCTAATATTTGTAACTTTTGTTCAGTACTACTGGACCATATATCACAACTCATGGTTAATTTAAACGGAGTTGGCATTAATCTTTCAATAGTATAGTTTCGACCTTGTTGCTGATTATAAATCATTTGCCCGTAAGTAGGACTTCCAACAGTTTCATCAAGTTGCATATCTCGCTCTCGAATATGCATCTTTCCAACAAAAGTTGAATCGGACAGTCTTTCTCGGTCCAGTGCAAACGATTTAACATAGATAGCAATTCTAGGCACACTATTAACTTTGTTGCCCAAGCTGTTTTGACTGATAATATTAGCAACTTGCCTGTCAGGGTCACCGTACATAACTGGTATCCGATGCAAACTTCCGTCCCCATACTGAACAACAAAATTGCTAAACACACGGATAGTTTGTGTGATATAGCGTCTTATTTGACCATCATAAAAGAATTCCAATTTGTGTATCCTTAAAAATCTGCACTAGGTCGAAGAACTTTGCTAAGGCTTTGACGTTGTCTTTCTCGGTGATTATACATGGTTATAGTCCATTGTCCATCATACGGAACTGTTTGCTGAACAGTATCAATTACCGGTAAATTGATTCTGTATTTAAGACTAGTTATGCCTAGCTTGTTAGTATACTGATACGATGTTAGTAACCCTTGTGTGTCAGCAATGGAATAATCGTATTCAGTTATGCCTTGCATTGGCATGCCTATTTTTAATCCTATATACAGTGCGGTAACTGTGACTGGAATTTGCGTATCTATTGTGGTTTGTCCAGTTGTTAATGTGGCAAAATCGGTAGTAACAACATCGTTATATGTCCATGTGTCATTATTAATAAAACCAGTTTTCAATGTACTACGATTATTGGTCTGAGTCATAGTCATTCTAACAGCATCTTCTACAGCAATCCATGTATTTAAATCGCCGTCAAATCTAAATAATCTGTTAGGTAAGAAATCAACTCTTAAAAAGAAATCGTTAGATCCGGGACTAGACGGGAAATTAATTCCAAAACCAAATGTATATCCGTTAATAGGGTACCCATCGCCTACCAAGTAGCCTTGATATCCTGTCTTTTGCCCCACTCCATATGTACCCGAAGCAAGCTGACTAGCAATACTTGCATCAATAGTGTCTTGATCTGCAGTTTGTATAACTGGTGTACCGTTAGCAGGATCTACTCCCAACGTGTAAAACTGTCTAGTTTCATAACCACTTAACGGAGCATCTGCTTCAGCTTGTCTAACAACCGCGTCATTAATTGCCAACTCAGCATTGTACGTACTCATTAAATCACGTAATGTTTGATTAGTTGGATCACCGTTTGCGTCTTTGGCAGGTTGATCAAAAATTTGTTGAAATTGTTGACTATCTGTAATTCGTTTAAGTTTTAATCTGTATAAATGTGCATACCACGTTACACTGAATCCTTCGCTAGCACGACCCACGTCTTCGACAGCATAGTAACGCGGCATACCAATATCAAAATCGTTCAAAGCAAAATCATCACGCAAATGCGGTAACTCTAAAACATCTCCGCTAATAGGTTTACGTCCAAGATAACGTACAAAGTCATTAATATGCACCGTCATATATAATGTATCATTATCAATAAACAATCCAAATTGACTTAAATTGAAATCAATATTCTGTACATTGTACAGTCCTCTTATCTTATAAATTGTTTTATCATAAGTCCTGTCTCTGTTTTCTAAAAACAATAAATCTTGAATGTTTGACGGGTTTGTATTGGCGTAATTTGGTTTATCGGCTGTGGCCATATTCGGGTCATTATTTGCACCCAGGTATTTGTGCCAATAGACATCCGTGCCCCCTACTTGGAACATTTCAGACACTTGTCGGTCAATAAATTTGTAATCAGGCCCCCGTTCGGGCTTATATAAAGAAAGTCTTGGCATGATAGTATTTATGGTAAGATAAATATCATAGGAGATCGAAATATGGATGATTTAGCACCAAGTACCCAATCAAACAGTACTGTAGAAAGAAACAATGTATTTCAGTACATTAAAACAATGTTGGGCGACGGCATGATTGAAGTGGAGCTAGATCCTATCCATTTAGAAACTGGATTAGACAGAGCACTTACTCGATACCGTCAACGTAGTGCAAATGCTGTGGAAGAAAGCTACAGTTTTCTCGAACTTATACAGGATCAAAATGAATACAGATTACCTGATGAAGTTATCACAGTGCGTCAAGTGTTTCGTAGAGCTGTTGGCTCAAGAAGTGGAATTGGTGCAGGTGGTACGTTATTTGAGCCGTTTAATTTAGCTTATACAAATACATACCTAATGAGTGGCAGTATGATGGGCGGACTAGCAACTTATGATGCGTTTGCTGGCTACCAAAAACTAGTAGGAAGAATGTTTGGTAGTTACATTGAATTCAACTGGAAACCAACCAGCCACTTGCTAGATATTTTACAACGCCCGTTTGCACAAGGTGAGCAAATTTTAATTCAAAGTTATAACTTTAGACCAGACTGGGTATTGTTGCAAGACATATATGCAAAGCAATGGCTAAAAGATTATGCATTAGCTACTTGCAAAATGATGTTGGGAGAAGCTCGTGGAAAATTTGCATCAATTGCTGGCCCTGGCAGTTCTATCTCAATGAACGGCAGCGACTTAAAATCCAGTGCTAAAGAAGATTTTGAGCGTCTTGATAAGGAATTATTGGATTTTACCGCCGGCGGAACTGGGTATTATTTCATAACTGGCTAACAAATTTCTTGACCTTGTAATCTATTTGTTATATAATAGACTATGAGACAAATAATTGATAACTT